CAGGGGCGTTTTTAACTAACGTGGCGTCTGGTACATCGCCGGGTTTGTTATTCTCTGCGGCTGATTTTCAATCGCCCGGCGACCGTACTGTAGTTAATGGTGACATACTGAACGTAACGTACTCGTTTAACCTTGACGCCTCTTAATAAGGATACTCGTGGATTACGTTCACGGATGGGGGACTTTTGGATGGGGGGAGCTTCCGTGGGGAACTTCCCTCTACGAACGTTCTGTTTCTGAAACAGCTACCGTAACTGATATACCCACGCACACAGCAATATTTTCTGCTGCAGTAGCCGAGACTATACAAGGTGCTGACCGCGTGTCGGCACTAGCTGTTTTTAACACGACTACTTTAGATTTCGCTACCGTCGCTGATGCTGTTAATGCTGCTGCTGCTTTTGTAACTGCCGTAATAGAGTCCGCCACTGTAGCCGACGTAACAAAAACTCAGTTTTCCCCATCCTGCTTAGTTGCAGAAACTATTACTATAGTAGAGGACCTACTAGGCGGGGCGGACTACAGTGTACACATTGTAGAAACTAGTACTGCGCAGGATGTTTTAACGTTTGACGGGTCTATTTACAATATACAAGTACACGAAGCTGCGGTTAGTGCAGACGATGTTTCTGCGAGGGCTATCTTTAATGCTGAAGTCATTAACGCTGTAAACGCGCTAGATACGGACGTAGGGCGTAAACTCTGGGAACCCATTGACACTGGGACTATTGAAGACTGGCAAGTTATAAATACGAATACGTAAGGAAACATCATGGCAAGCACATATAGCAGCCTAAAGATCGAACTGATCGGAACAGGCGATCAGGCAGGTACGTGGGGTAATACCACAAACACCAACCTTGGCACAGCCCTTGAGGAAGCTATCACTGGTTCTGCCAACGTAACTTTTGCTAGTTCAAATGCGGCGATAGCACTGGCAGATACGAATGCAACTCAAACTGCGCGTAACTTACGATTGAACTTGATTGGAACTATTGCCGCTCCGCAGTATTTGTTTGTCCCCTCTATAAATAAACAGTACATAGTAGACAATGGACTTACGTTCCCTATAATAATAGCTAACGGCTCCAACAGCGGTGCAACAGGTACAACTATCACTGTTCCTGCAGGGTTATCTACCGTCGTGTTTAACGATGGTGTAAATATGGATAACCCTGTTTCGTTTATTCCCTCGCTGTCTAACGTAACAATTAACGGCGGTACTGCTAACGCGCTTACGTTAACGAATGTGACTGTTAGCAGCGGGTCTATAAACGGCATAACTTCAAACGGTTCGACGTTTAGTAATGTAACTATCGTTAGTGGTTCTGGTAACAGCTTATCCCTTACTAACACTACTTTAACCACAAGCACACTTAATGGCGGCACTGCAAACGGAGTCACGCAAAGTAACGTGACCGTGATAAGCGGCGCTGTGGGTAATGTTACTGTAAACGGCTATACAGAAGCTATAACCATTGGATATGGAAATACTGGATCTGCGAACACAATTAGTATTTCTAATACCACAATCATCACAGCTAACCTAAGCGCTAGCTGTACGTTTACTATGCCTACCGCCACAGCAGGTAAGTCATTCACAGTGCTTCTTAAAACAGGAGCGGGTTCTCGCACAGGGGTGTTCACAGGTGTTAGATGGAATAGTGGTAATACGGCCCCTACAGTTACAACTACCGCGAACAGGCTGGATATATTTACTTTTGTTGCTGATGGTTCTGTGTGGTATGGCAGCTACGCCCAAAACTACATACCTTAAATAAGGAGTAGCTAATGTTTACGTCGTCAACTAAACTTTTTTTGACTGGGGCTAAACTTCCTACCCCTGCGGTTGACTATCTTGTTGTGGCTGGTGGCGGAGGTGGTGGCCCTTCTACAAACTACGTCACTGGTGGCGGCGGCGGTGCTGGTGGTTTTCTTACTTTGACTAACTATACTGTAACTGGAGGCACTCCTTATACGGTAACTGTGGGCGGTGGGGGCGGAGCGGCTACCAGCGGGTCAAACTCTGTATTTGGCCCTATCACGGCAACTGGCGGCGGTAAGGGCGGCGGCGACGCAGGCGGAGCCGCGTCTGGCGGTTCAGGTGGCGGCGGTGGCCGTGACCAAGGCGGCGCTGCTGGTACTCCGGCACAAGGTAACAGCGGTGGTAATGGTGTAGGCGGCCCTTCTTTTGCTGGCGGTGGTGGTGGCGGTGCAAGTGCTACAGGTGGTAATGGTGGTGGTGGGGGCGGCGGTTCAGGCGGTGCGGGTACAGCTTCTCCTTTGAGTGGTTCTCCTTTATCCTATGCTGGTGGTGGGGGCGGTTCCGCTAACGGTGCTGTAGGTGCTGGTGGTCCCGGCGGTAGTGGCGTAGGTGCTAACGGCAGCCCAAATAACACTACTCCCGCACAGGCAACAATTAACCGGGGTGGTGGCGGTGGCGGCACTGGGCAATTTGGTCCTCCTAACTTTGTTGGCGGTACTGGCGGTACTGGTGGTTCAGGTATTGTGATTCTTAAATATTCAAGCCTATATGATGCAGCGGTAACCACTGGTAACGTCTCTGTTAGTGTGTCTGGTGGTTTTCGTACATATACGTTTACAGGGTCTGGGACTATTTCTTTTTAAAACTATATGACTGACATAAAAGAGCTACTAAAGTCCGACTTGCCTGTAGACGCAGAGGGGCAACCTACAATAACGGTGGAAGGTTTGTTCCCAAAACCTATAGGACTTTCAAAATTAAACCGGGACCTTACGCAAAACGAACTTGAATTTATTTTAAACCTACCTACTCGATCTAACTTTGGCAATAAAAGCAGCATTGATAGTTACGTATTAAAAGACAAACGACTCGCGTCGATACGACAATTTATTGAAGACGCTGTAGATGCGTACCATGTTGCGGCGTACCAACCGAAGGATAATGTAAGGCTACGGATTACGCAGTCGTGGGCTAATTACTCTTTGCCCGGCGAATTTCATCACCAACATACGCACCCTAACTCGTATATAAGCGGAGTATTTTACCCACGAGCAGATCGAGAAAAAGACAGAATTTATTTTTACAAAACTGAACACATGACTTTGCAAGCTATACCTAAAGAATGGAACGTGTTTAATAGCCGTAGCTGGTGGTACTCCGTAGGCACCGGAGACATAATTTTGTTTCCTTCTGATTTGTCGCACATGGTTCAGGTAATAGAAGGAAAAGACACTAGGGTCAGTATTGCGTTTAACACGTTTCCCGTAGGTACTTTGGGGGTAGAAAATGAGTTAACGGAACTACATTTAGGGAAATAACATGGCACATTTTGCGCAATTAAATGACAATAACATAGTGCTTCAGGTCATTGTTGTCCATAATGGCGAGATGCTCGATGAAAACGGACACGAAAGCGAAGCAAAAGGCATAGAGTTTTGCAAACGTTTGTTAGGGGGTAAGTGGGTACAAACCAGCTACAACAATAAGTTCCGTAAACGGTATGCCGGTATAGGTTACATATATGACCCCGGGAGGGACGTTTTTCTTTTCCCCAAACCTTTTCCTAGCTGGGTGTTAGACGAGGTCACTTTTGAGTGGGTGGCCCCTGAACCAATGCCTAATTACGCCGAGACTGAAGAATGTCGTTGGGATGAAATGGTTAAAAACTGGGTCGTATCCCCCCGCGTGTTTATTGCCCCTGTGGAGAGCGCTACATGAATGAATTACAGTCTACTGAAATGGGGTACTTTGGCAATGTCTGGGTGCGTCAAAATGTACTGCCTGCAATCGGGGATAGTTTTGGCGGCCACCAGCATTATTTTGACCATGTGACTTTGTTGGTCAAAGGTAAAGTTTCTGTAGAAGTAGAAGGGCATCAAGCTAAAGAGTTTACGGCCCCTACATTTATAGTTATTAAAAAAGAACACGAACACAAAGTTACGGCGTTAACAGATGACGTGCTTTATTTTTGTGTATTTGCTTTGCGCGATATGGGTGGGGAAGTTATAGACGAACTGTTTTTGGATAAACATAACCCGCTGTCCGCTGCGCCGATCATTAAACAAGAATTACCACCCCAGACTATAGAAGAAGCTCTTAGTCGTTTTTCTACTTAATGGATTGATTTATGGACGCTGAACTGCAAAAAGTAAAACTGGAAGCAGAGGTTGAGCTTGCCAAGCTAGAGGCCACTTCCCCTGCAAAAGAGGTAGCTGGTAAGGCTATTGGCAAGTTTGGTCTTGCATCTATTGTAACTATTGTAGTAATTGGCGTCCTTGCTAGTTTATGGCTAGAAGAGAGCAAAATGGCTGCGGTCATGGGGCTTCTAGGTGCGTCTCTTACAGCTTTGATCTCGATGTTAAACAGCATAGCCGGAGCTACGCCAAAACAGGACAAACCTGAGTTTGAAGTTATGAAGCAGTTAATTGACAAGCTGGATAAGCTTGATCGTAAAGAGCCTTCTATGCAGGTAGACGTTGAGGATGGAAAAGTTACTGTTAAGCGCGGTGACGATAAAGTTGTGGCGGAGAGTAAATAATGATTCCGTTTCTTCTAGCCCCCATCCTTCAGCAATTGGCTGGTTCTGGACTCCAGAAGGTTGCTGACTCTGTCCTTGATAAAGGGCTTGAACACGTTGAGGACAAGCTTGGCATTAAACTGACACCTGACGAAAACGGTCTGTTAGACGACAGCAAACTAGCTGAAATTCAAATGGCTGCCATGAAGCACGAAGAGTTCATGGCTGAGCTGGATTTTAAAAACACGCAAGACGCACGAAACATGAACAAAGAGGCTATGCAAAACGATGACCCTTGGGTACGTCGGTTTGTCTATTTGTTTGCTTGGATGTGGTCAGCGTTTGCTATTGGCTACATCATCCTTATTACGACTTACAACATACCTGAGAAGAACTTACGCTTTGTTGATGTGGTGCTTGGTTTTATCATGGGTACTGTTGTCTCCACTATTTTAAATTTCTTCTTTGGTTCTAGTCAGAGCAGCAAAGACAAGACTAAGGAACTGTCTAAAAAATGAAGCTCTCGCCCAACTTCACGTTGGAGGAGTTGACTGTCAGCGACTATGCCGCGAGACACGGGTTAGACAACACTCCAGAAAACGACCACTTGCTAAATTTGCGTCGGCTGGCAGCTTTTTTAGAAGCGCTTCGCGCTGTGCTTGGCAAACCAATTAGTATCAACTCTGCTTACCGTAGCCCCGAGGTAAACGCAGCGATCAAAGGGTCAAAAACTAGCCAGCATTGTCATGGTACAGCCGCCGATATTCGTGTAGCTGGTATGGTGCCAGAGCAAGTGGTTAAGCGTATCATAGCGTCAGCATTGCCATACGATCAGGTGATTCGCGAATTCTCAGACCCGGTACGCGGTGGGGGCTGGACGCATGTAAGCATCGTAAATATTAAAGATGCTAAACCAAGAAAGATGGCGCTGATTATTGACAAGCAGGGTACACGCCCTTACAAGTCAGGTGGATAAGCATGCCGTTACAGCTTTTACAATTTAGGCCGGGAATCAACCGCGAAGGCACAACGCTTGCCAATGAAGGCGGTTGGTACGATGGCGACAAGATACGGTTTCGCTCAGGCTACCCACAAAAACTAGGCGGCTGGCAGCCTATATCGTCATATACCTACCAAGGTATTGCGCGAGGGCTAATTAACTGGGTTACGCTAAAAGGCTACAACCTGCTGGGTGTAGGCACTAACTTAAAGTACTACGTTGAAAGTGGCGGTATCTACAATGACATCACACCTATACGTGCGACCGATATATTAACGAACCCTTTTACAACGACCAACGGTTCTAAAACAGTTGTTGTTACGGACGTTAATCACGGCGGTATTACCGGCGACTTTGTGACGTTCTCTGGCGCGGGTGCTGTGGGCGGCTTAACGCTAAACGGCTCGTTTCAACTAACATACTTAACAACAAATACGTACTCTATCCAAGCATCAACGGCAGCAACGTCTGGTGCTACAGGCGGCGGGACAGTTACAGCGGTCTATCAAATTAACGTAGGCTTGCCCACGTACGGCTACGCAACAGGTTGGGGCGCAGGTCTTTGGGGCGGCTTTATCCAAAACACACAGCAAACCACGCTGACTGCCGCGCTCAATTCAAGTAACACCAACATCTTTCCTTCTCTC